AGGAACAGACCGCCGCATACAAAGAGTATCAGTACTATGCCGCTTTCAAGGCATTCGTGATGAAATACCGCCATGTTCGCAGTATGACCAATGCATTGGATGCAGCAAAGCCTCTGGTTCTCCACAATCCCGAAGCTCTCGACAGCAACCCGATGCTCCTCAATACCCCCGGAGGCACTTACTATCTGCCTGACGGATTGAATGGCTGGAAACCTACAGACCCTGCTGACCTCTTAACGAAAGTGACGGCGGTCGTTCCAAGTGATACCGGTAAGGAATTGTGGGAGGATGCCTTACAGCTGTTCTTCTGCGGCGACCAGAGCCTGATTGACTATGTGCAGATGATTTGCGGACTTTGCATTGTGGGCAAGGTGTATTTGGAGGCGATGATTATTGCCTACGGTGACGGACGAAACGGAAAGTCAACATTCTGGAATGTCATTTACAAGGTTCTGGGAAGTTACAGCGGCAACATTTCAGCAGATGCACTGACTGTCAATTGTAAGAGAAACGTGAAGCCGGAGATGGCGGAACTGAAAGGAAAACGGATGATTATTGCGGCAGAATTGCAAGAAGGGATGCGGCTGAATACCAGTGTCGTCAAGCAGCTCTGTTCCACGGATCCGATCTTTGCCGAAAAGAAATTCAAAGCACCATTCCACTTTGAACCCTCTCACACTTTGGTGCTGTATACCAATCATCTTCCGAAGGTTGGTGCATCGGATGATGGCACATGGCGGAGATTGATTGTCATTCCATTTCACGCAAAAATTCAGGGTTCTAAGGACATCAAAAACTACACGCAGCACTTGGTCGATAACGCTGGCGGTGCAGTGCTTTCCTGGCTGATTGAAGGTGCAAGAAAGGTCATTACTGCAAACTATCAGATCAACAGACCGCAGTGTGTTTTAGATGCAATCGGAGCCTATCGGGAAGGCAATGACTGGCTTGGAAATTTCATCAATGAATGCTGTGAGGTGGATAAAAGCTATCAGGAAAAGTCCGGAGAACTATATCGGCACTACCGTGAATACTGTCTTGAAAATGGTGAGTTTGTTCGCAGCACATCAGATTTCTATTCTGCTTTGGAACAAGCTGGGTATAAACGTAAGAGAACAACACAGTGTAATGTGATTGTGGGACTGTGCATCAAATTCGATTTCCTTGACTAAAAGTATGTTTTTGACTTCCACTTTATAAAATCGACCTCCACTTTTAAGGTCAAAAAACACCGAAATATAGGGAAAGTGGAAGTCATAGGAACTCATATACAGACTTTACGCAGGCGAGAAAAAAAGTAAAATTTTTCTCTATATATAAGGTTTGTATTTGACTTCCTATGACCTCCATTTTCTCGAAAAACAGGGAGAATCCATGCGAGAAAAAATCATTGAAGAAAAACTCACAAAGGCAGTAAAGCAAAATGGCGGTGTGTGTTGGAAATTCACGTCTCCCGGAACGGCAGGCGTTCCAGATCGCATCGTATTGATGCCCGGCGGTAGAATTGCTTTTGTGGAAGTAAAAGCACCCGGAGAGAAACCCAGACCACTTCAACTTTCCCGGCATAAACTTCTGAGGCGATTGGGTTTTCTGGTTTACGTCTTGGATGCTTGTGAGGGCATCGAAAAAATCATCTCGGAGGTGAAAAGCGATGGAACTACATGATTATCAGAAATATGCTATTCGATTTATCGAAGAACATCCAATCGCAGCACTCTTTCTGGACATGGGACTTGGTAAGACGATTACAACACTGACCGCAATCCACAATTTGATGTTTGATCTGTTTGCGGTCAGAAAAGTTTTGATTATTGCACCACTGCGAGTTGCACGGGATACATGGTCTGCTGAAATTGAAAAATGGGAGCACTTGAAACCTCTGCGATACAGCGTAGCGGTCGGCACAGAGGAAGAACGCATTGCAGCTTTAAAGGCAGATGCTGACATCTACATCATCAACCGGGAGAACATTGACTGGCTCGTCAACAACACGAAGTTCGATTATGACATGGTGGTGATTGATGAGCTTTCCAGCTTTAAGAGCCACCAGAGCAAACGCTTCAAAGCCCTGATGAAAGTTCGACCGAATGTGAAACGCATCGTAGGGCTGACAGGAACGCCTGCCAGCAACGGCTTGATGGATTTATGGGCGGAATTTCGTCTGCTGGATATGGGGCAGCGGCTCGGCAGATTCATCGGGCAGTATCGGAATGCCTACTTCAAGCCAGACAAGCAGAACGGATATATCGTGTATTCCTACAAACCCCTGCCCGATGCCGAAGAACGGATCTACGAAAAAATATCGGACATTACTGTTTCGATGAAAGCCCTCGACCACCTGCACATGCCGGAATTAATTTCCAACGAATATCCCGTGCAGCTGTCCGACACGGAGCAAGAAACCTACAAGCGGTTCAAGTCCGAATTGATTCTGGAGATGCAGGACACTGAGATCACCGCCGCCAACGCTGCAAGTCTGTCCAACAAACTTTCCCAGCTGGCGAATGGTGCAGTGTATGACGATACCGAAGCGGTGATTCCTATTCACAGCCGAAAGCTGGATGCACTGGAAGATTTGATAGAGGCAGCCAACGGCAAGCCCGTTCTGGTGGCGTATTGGTTCAAGCATGATTTGGAGCGGATTCAAGAGCGACTGCGAAAGCTGAATGTTTCCTATCAGGAAATCCAGTCCTCTGACAGTATTCGGAACTGGAATGCTAGAAGGCTGCAAGTTGGTCTGCTGCACCCAGCCGCTGCCGGGCATGGCTTGAACTTACAGGCAGGCGGTTCTCACCTAATTTGGTTCGGACTGACCTGGAGTCTGGAACTCTACCAGCAGACCAACGCCAGACTGTGGCGGCAGGGGCAGCAATCCGAAACGGTTGTCATTCAACATCTCATCACCAAGGGTACGATTGACGAACGTATTCTGAAAGCCCTGACCCGGAAGGAACAAACCCAGACCGCTTTGATGACTGCTGTGCGTGCTGAAATTGTGAGGGAGGAAAATGCATGAATCCAAAAGCATACATGGAAGAGGCAGAACGCCTCCGACACCGAATCTTTCGGAAAGAGCATGAGATCAATTGCATACGACAATCTGCTGAGGGCATGGGTGGAAAAGGTGGAGATTCCCCTAAAACAGTTTCTCCAGAACCACACAAGATGGAAATTGCTGTAGAAAAAATTTTGTCATTGGAAGAAGAAATCGAAGAAACCAAAATGGAACTTCAACATTTGATGCATGAAATGCGGAGACAGATTCAGAAGGTCACAGATGCAGATGCCCGTGATCTTCTTACAAAACGGTATCTGGAGTTTAAGCCATGGAAAGTGGTGGCAAGTGAATTAGACTATAGCGTACAGCATATTTACTATCTCCACAATAAAGCACTCGAAAAGTTAAGAGTTCATCAGAGTTCATAAGACTTGATAAGAGCTTTATGGTATGCTATACTGTACCATAGCAAAGAATAAAACGAGAGCCGCCATGGAATCATCCGAGGCGGCTTTTTGTATCCGGAGGTGAACCTTATGCCGAGGAAGGCACTGAAACCTTGCAAGCACCCCGGCTGTCCGAACCTGACAGACGGCTTGTACTGTGCAGAGCATCAGCCCCTGCACCCAGACCGACCGTCTGCCGCCAAGCGTGGCTACGGAAGCAGGTGGCAGAGGCTCAGCAAAGCGTACCTCCGCCGGCATCCCTTGTGTGTGTGGTGCAAAGCACAGGGACGATTCACGGCAGCGGCCGTGGTCGATCATATCATTCCTCACCGTGGTGATCCACATCTGATGTGGGACGAAAGCAACTGGCAGGCGTTATGCAAGCCCTGCCACGACCGCAAGACATGGACGGAAGACCGAAATCCCGTCTATCGGTATTGATTGTGTCTGAAATGCTTCCGGTGGGGGGGATAAAAATCGCTAATTGTGAATTTTTTACAGACCGGCGTTCCCTCTCACGCACAAAAACCAAGGTTCAAATGGGGGATTAACCCCGAAAATATGCAAACAAGCCGAAACCTACGCAGTTTCGGCTATTTTTCTCTCAAAAGGCAGGTGAAATCAGATGGCAAAGGACGGTACAAGAAGAGGCGGCAGACGAGTTCGTGCAGGCGATAAGCCGAAAGCCCTCTCCGACAAAATCGCAGAGGGCAAGGATGCAGATATTATGGAGTTTCATGCTCCGGAATTGGACGCCGCTGATCTGGACGATGCCGCTGATTTGACCGGTGCGGATATGCCAAGCCCCAGTGCATACTTGTCTGCCCAGCAGAAGAACGGAAAACCGCTGGGAGCAGACATTGTGTACAAAGAAACATGGCTCTGGCTGAAACAGCGTGGCTGTGAAAAGCACGTCAACAAACGGCTGCTGGAAAGCTACTCACAGGCATTCGCCCGATTTGTACAGTGTGAAGAAGCCCTCAGTACCTATGGACTACTGGGAAAGCACCCGACCACCGGCGGCGTTATTGCCTCCCCGTTTGTGCAGATGAGCCAGACATTTCAGAAACAGGCAAACTTGCTCTGGTATGAGATTTTCGATATTGTAAAGCAGAACTGCACGACCAAATTTGACGGTACGCCACAGGATGATTTGATGGAACAGCTTCTGAGCAGCAGAAAGTGAGAAATACATGAAAGCAGATACCCAGTTCTGGCGAGATCTGAAAGCCAATCGCCAGAAGATGACCAAACAGCAATACCGCACCATAAAAGGGTGCGGGTTGCCAGTGGCAACCTCTCGCAAAGCGAGAAGCACCGACCGAGGCGACAGCCGAGACCTGGCGGTCAGCGGAAAAGTGCTGGATGCCAGAAAAGGTTTACAGAAAGTTTTGAAGCGGAGGAATGGAGCATGACCACAACCACAGAATTTCAGCTTGTTGACATCAACAAGTTAGTACCCTATGCCAACAACGCCAGAACGCACAATAAGGAACAAATCCTGAAGCTTCGCTCTTCTCTGCGTGAGTTTGGGTTTGTGAATCCCGTCATTATCGACCGGGAATACAATGTGCTGGCTGGACATGGACGCATCATGGCGGCAAAGGAAGAAGGCATTGCAGAAGTTCCCTGTGTGTATGCCGACCATCTGACAGAAGCACAGAAGAAGGCATATATCCTTGCTGACAACCGTATGGCATTGGATGCTGGCTGGGACGAAGAACTGCTGTCCGTTGAAATGCAGGAACTACAGGAGCTCGGATTCGACCTTTCCATGACCGGATTTGATGAAAAGGAACTTGCGGACTTATTTGCATCAGATGAAGATGTAAAAGATGATGATTTTGATGTAGATAAGGCGGCAGAGTTTGAACCATTTGTTGAAAATGGT